TGAGAGCAGAGATTATTAAAACTCTGAAAACCGCTGATGAAAAAACAATTACTCGCGTCTATGAAACCTTGACAGGGCGATTAACTGAAAAGGGTAAAGGAGAAGGTGAGATTGAGATTAGGTTAATAACGTAAAAAATTTAGAATTTTTAGAAATCATAAATTAATATAATATTAGTATGGCAGAAGAAACCAATACATCAGAAGGAGCGGGGCAAACACAACAACTGCCGCCGCTATTTAACGCAACCTTGGCTCGATTGTCAGCCGAGAGGGAAGAAGCATTAGCAGTTTTAGAAATGCTATTTAATCGTTCAGTCGGTATTGGCGATCACACGAATATCGTGGAAGAAATCGTCAAGACATCGAAGAAGCTCGCTGATGCTACTGGTACTATCCAAGTCCTGTCTCAGACATTTGGACAGCAAGGACAGCAACCAGAGGGGCAAGAAGGGCCACAAGTAGTTGGTGATCCCAACGTAACTACTCAGGGTTAAGAATAATTCCCCCCGTTCATACTAAATTCCCTCTTTTTCTCAGGAGAAAGGGGGAGTTTTTTTCAATTTTTAAACCAATCTAATTTAGATGTGTTACATATTTCGATATGTTTTAGCCACGCTTTAGATGGTTTTTATTTAGTATATGTATAAAGGGGTCAAAAAGTAATAGGTTTATATAAAGGTTATGAGGTAATAGAGTGGAAATCATTATAGGGATAGCAATAGCAATATATTGGATAGTAAGAGATAGTAGGTATGATAAGTATGAGAAAGAAGTTGTGGTAGAGCCTGATGTGAATAAAAGAACAAAAGTGGGTAAAGAAAAATATCAAGAGTTTTTAACCATGCACGATGGTATGACCATACTAACATTAGATGAGTATGAATCATTAAAAGGAATGAGAAATAAACTAACAGCTTCTACTGAGGCTATGGATCTTTTGAGTGGTGGTGTTGCAGAGCAAGTTAATGTGTGGAACAATAAAGATAGTAATGTTCCTTGCAAAGGTAAAGCTGACTACTGGAATAAAGACAAAAGAATATTAGTAGACATAAAGACAACACAAGACTCTAGCCCTGAGGGATTTAGGAAGTCTGCATATAAATATGGATATGATAGACAAGCCTCCTTTTATCTTGATGGATTTCAAGCTGATGAGTTTTGGTTTGTAGTAATAGAAAAATCTGCACCTTATAATATGGCTATATATAATTGTAGTGAAGACTTTTTATTAGAAGGTAGATCTAAATATCAACAATTATTAAATGTGTATAGCTACTATTTCATACAAGAACTATTTGATCCATATGAACATGTATATACAGGAACTTTATAAAATTTAAAACTATGAGTAAATTATTTAAAACATTAAGACAAAACAAAGTAACAAAGAATAAGGTTGGAGAAATAACAGGGTTATCTATACCTACAGTTAGAAAATACCTTAAAGACCCTGACCTTTTCTCTGTTGGAGACGGGAAAAATATTTTAAAACACTTAAAAGAAAAAAACTATGAGTACACTTTTGGAGAATTATTTAACACTGAAGAACAGTTTTAGAGACAAGTCTTTTAGCAATACATTACTTCTTGTTAGTGAGACATTTGTTGTAACACCTAATCAAATCATGGCTTCTGGAGGAAGGAAGAGAAAATTTGTTCAAGCTAGAAACATGTTGTGTTACATGATGTATACTAAACTAGATTATAGATTAGAGGAGGTAGCAGAAAGAATAGGATATAGTAATCATACTTCTGTTATTCACGCCTTAAACATGCATGGGGTTGATCTCAAATGGGATGAGCTCTACAAAGAAAAATACCAAATAGTGGAGGATGGTCTAAAAATAGAAGATCCACACGAAACTGGTATTGACTTCGGAAATACCGAGGGAACTCTAAAGTCTTTTCATTACAAACTTTTAACAATAGAAAGTAGGATGGAAGCTTTAGAGAAGTTTATTAATTAATTAACTAAAATTATTTTATTATGGAGAAATCCGAAAACATTTACTGCGGAAGCGGTACAGAGAAGGTCTTCGATGAAGGAAGATCGCTTGTTAACTTTTCATTAGATCTAGCTAAATTGAAAGATCATGTGTATGAGTATAACGGGAAAAAGTATGTCAACCTTACTATGGGAGCAAACAGAGATGGTGCTAACGAGTACGGTAAAACACACTATGTTAAAATAAATACATTTAAGCCTGAACCTCAAAACAACTCAACTGAGAAGAAAGAGGAAGCTTTACCGTTTTAATTTAACACTTATGGAGAGGGGGTGCGGGGGCTCTTCCTCTCTATATAAAAACTATAACTATGTATCTAAAAATATCTGAACACACATCTATTGATAGCAATTCTGTCTCAGGGTTTTCCTGTGAAGGGAGGATCTTATATATAATAAGAAAAAATCATGATAAACCTTTGGATATAATATATGATACAGAAGAGGAATGTAGCCAAATATTTCACAACCTAAACAATCATTTTAAGTGTAAAGATTTAGTCACACTATCATCAAACACACAGACAAAAGAGGATAAAGAAATAAAGTTAGCTATGTTTAAAGCGTTTTGGAATCTGTATAACAAAAAGACTGGTATGCAGAAGTGTC